AACTGTTAATCTTCCTGGCGTATCTTTAGGTGAAGTAAGCCGAGCAACACCATTCTTGGACATGTATTCACCTGGTACCAAGTTAACATATGATCCATTGGTTGTAGAATTCATATTAGATGAAGAATTACAAGGATGGAAAAATCTATATGATTGGTTTTTGACAATGGCTGATCCAGATGGATTTGAAGAACGTGGTGGTAGTAGAGAGTTGCAAACCAATAAACACTTCTCGGATGCCACATTAAGTATTCTAAGTGGACTAAACAATCCTTTACTTAGAATACACTACACCAATTTATTTCCTTTGAGTATTAGTGATATTAGATTTGACACCACACAATCTGCGGATACAATATTGACCGCAACGGCAACATTTAGATATCAATCGTATACCTACTTGACAGTGTAATCATTTTGTGTTATAATGTTTTGAATAGATAAAACAACATTAAGTTGTTGATTTTGAAAAAGATTTTGTTATTTGAATAGATAGATGAATAGATATGGAAACACTTGAACAAATTTTAAAGATGTGGGAAAGCGATGCGGTTATAGACCAAACCGAGCCGTCTAAAGAATTATTAAACATTCCCAAATATCACAGCAAGTATCTTGGTATTTTAACCAAGCATAAGATTGCGTCCAAAAAAGCCCATTTTGATTATCTACGTATGCGTAAAGTCAAATGGGAATACTTTACTGGCAAAATGTCCGAAGAAGAATTGGAACAATATGGTTGGGATCCATTTCAATTTGCACTCAAATCGGATATCAACACCTACCTAGAAGCAGATAAAGACCTCATCAAGTTACTTGAAAAGAAAGTATACCATGAAGAAGTCACATCCGTGGTTGAATCAATTATGGCCGAACTTAAACAAAGAACGTGGCAGTTAAGAGATTTTATATCTTGGGAGAAATTCATTGGCGGTCAATGAACACATCACAATAACCAAAGTAAACGAAGTTTACGGCAAAGTGGAATGCGAACGCCACGTTGCACGGGAACTATCAGAGTACTTTACGTTCTTTGTACCTGGTTATCAGTTCGTTCCAGCCTATCGGAATCGCATTTGGGATGGTAAGATTCGTCTATTCAATCTACAGACCAGTCAATTATATCTTGGACTAGTTCCATATCTTACAGAATTTTGTGATGAACGTGAATATGCCTACTCACATGACCTAATTGAAGATGAATATTCTGTGTATCATGCACATAAATTCTTTGATACTTTGAATCTACATTCACAAGGCAAACCAATTGGTGTCAGAGAACACCAACAAAATGCGTTCATCGAAGCAATACAAAAACGTAGAACCTTGTTGTTGTCACCGACTGCATCAGGCAAATCACTAATCATCTATTTGATTTGTCGTCAACTGTTGGACTATCAGAATCTTAAAGGCCTTATTATTGTACCAACCACCTCATTGGTTGAACAACTGTATGGAGATTTTGGAGATTATGCAAGTGAATCTGGTTTTAAAAACTACATGCACGTACACAGAATCTACCAAGGTAAAGAAAAGACAACAGACAAAGCAATAACAATCTCCACATGGCAATCACTTTACAAGATGCCACCAGAATACTTTCATCAATTTGATTACGTCATTGGTGACGAAGCTCATCTATTCAAAGCACAGTCTTTGACTTCCATATTAACATCATGTGTCAATGCCAAGTACCGTATTGGTCTTACTGGAACTTTGGATGGAACAAAGACACATAAGTTAGTACTAGAAGGTTTATTTGGACCAACTAAAAAAGTCGTAACAACCAAAGAGTTAATTGACAAGAAACAACTGTCATCTTTTAACATCAAGTGTTTGGTATTAAAACACTCTGAGGAGATTTGTCAACAAATGAAAGACAAGTCTTATCCAGATGAACTGAAGTACTTAATAGAATCTGAAAACCGTAATCGTTTCATCCGTAATTTGGCAGTAAGTTTAACCAAAAATACATTAGTATTGTTTCAAATGAAAAAACACGGTAAACTACTATACGAAATGATTAAAGAAAAGGCCGTTGGTCGTAAGGTATTCTTTGTTGATGGTGACGTTGAAACAGAAGTCAGAGAAGAAATACGTAGAATTATGGAATTAGAAAATGATGCAATTTTTGTGGCATCGTTTGGTACAACAAGTACTGGTACAAACATCAGAAATCTGCACAACATTATTTTCACATCACCATCTAAGTCTAGGGTTAGGAATCTACAGTCTATTGGCCGTGGTTTAAGACAGTCTGATGGCAAAGAGATTGCAACTCTTTATGATATTGCGGACGACCTTAGAATCAAAAAACATACAAACTTTACTCTGCAACACTTCGTAGAAAGAGTGAAGATATATAATGAAGAACAGTTCTCTTTTAAAATTTACAATATAGGACTAAAAAATGGCAGTTAAAATTTTACGATTTAAAGACGGTCTAGATGTAATCTGTGACTGCATTTTTGAAAAAGATAACAAAGTGGTGATTGACAATCCCATGTTGTTCGAGCTCAGAGGAACAAATCTTATGTTACAACACTGGTTACCGGTGTTCGTAATGAAAGGTGAGTCTGTTGAGGTTGGTATAGATAACATACTATGCACAATGGAACCAACCGATGATTTTGAAGAATATTATTCATCAGCTATCATTAAGTTGAAAGACTCTGAGAGGAAAGAAAGAGAAGTGGAACTCAACGATGAGGTACTAGCTGCTTTCGAAGAAAAGGAAATTGGTAAATCCTTAATACATTAACATCATAGGGGAACACCGAGGACTATAACACATGTCAAGCCCCTTGTCAACAACTTTTTATGGTACATTTGAATGAGTAAACAAAAACATTATATAAACAATCAAGACTTCCTAGCGGCACTGGTAGATTATAAATCTAGATGTGTAGAAGCTGAGGCTGCCAACAAACCAAAGCCAAACATTCCAAATTACATTGGTGAATGTTGGATGAAAATTGCCGAAGGTCTGTCACATAAACCAAACTTCATTAACTACACGTACCGAGATGAAATGGTTTCGGATGGTATTGAGAATTGTTTAATGTACTTTGCAAACTTTGATCCAACAAAGTCTTCCAATCCATTTGCATACTTTACTCAAATCATTTACTTTGCCTTTCTAAGACGCATACAGAAAGAAAAGAAACAGTTGTATGTGAAGTATAAAGCCACAGAGATGTATGGTATTCTGGATGAGTTTGAAATGTTGGAAGGTGAAGATGGTAGTACCAAACAATTTGAACTATATGATAATATTGCAGAGTTTATCGGAACATATGAGGATGCCAGAAAAGCAAAGAAAGCCGAAAAAGATGCGGCAAAGAAACCAAAAGGACTTGAAAAGTTTATTGAGGAGTGAATATGATTACATTGATTGGCCATGGTTATATTGGAAGTTTTATACAAAAAGAATTGGAACAAGAAGGTTTGAAATATAACTGGATTTCTCACAAAGATTTTGTTCCTATGAATACAAGTTACATTATCAATTGTGCGGGATATACCGGCGTTCCAAATGTGGATGCCTGTGAACACAATAAACAAAAAACAATTGAAGGTAATGTTTTGTTTCCATTAAGTTTGGAAAAAGCGATAGATGTTCCTATCATGCATATTTCATCTGGTTGTGTTTATACCGGATATAAAGATGGTGGTTGGTTAGAAACAGATACACCAAACTTTAATTTTGATAATGCATCTTTTTATAGTGCATCCAAAACTCTGGCCCAAGACCTACTTACACCATACCTACACAAATCTTACCTAATGAGAGTAAGAATGCCGTTTTGTAGTACAAATAATCCAAAAAGTCTATTGACAAAATTAAGTAAATATGATAAACTTATAGATAAAGAAAATTCTGTCAGTTGTGTTTATGATATTGCAAAAGTTGCCGTATTCTTTTATAAAAATGAACCAAAATTTGGAATTTATAACCTGTGTAATACAGGATCCACAACAACGAAGAAAATTTCTGATAAAATGGGGTTGAACAAAGAATGGTTTACCGAAAAACAATTTAAAGATTCGGTAATTGCACCTCGTTCAAACTGTGTTTTGAATACCGATAAGTTGGAATCTGTTTATAAAATTAGATCCACTGATGAGGCTCTTGATGAATGTATTGGGGAATTGAATAAATGAAAATAGGATTTAATTGTAGTACGTTGGATTTGTTTCATGCTGGTCATGTTACGATGTTAAAGATTGAAAAACAACACTGTGACCATTTGATTGTTGCAGTACAATCAGACCCGACTATTGATAGACCTGATAGTAAAAACAAACCAGTACAGTCTTTGTATGAAAGGTTTGTTCAAGTGTCTGGATGTAAATATGTTGATGAAGTATTGGTGTATGAAACAGAAGAAGATTTGGAAAACATTTTCAAAACACAAACTATTCATATACGGTTTTTAGGTGATGAATACAAATCAAAACCCTTTACCGCAAAACAATACTGCCTTGATAACGGTATAGAGTTGTTCTTCCATGATAGACAACATCCATACAGTAGTTCTAAATTGAGACAAAGAGTATATAATGCTGAGGTTGAAAGATTGAAAAAATTAAACACGGAATATGATGAATGTCAAAAGTAGCAATAATTACAGACCAACATTTTGGTGCGAGAAATGATTCAACACTTTTTTTAGACTTCTATGAGAAGTTTTATAAAGACACATTCTTTCCAACTTTGACAAAAGAAAAGATTGATACTGTACTTATTCTTGGTGACACGTTTGACCGTAGAAAGTATATCAACTTCTTTTCGTTGAAACGTGCAAAGCAAATGTTCTTTGACCCATTGTTTGAAATGGGTATTCAAGTTCACATGTTGGCTGGTAATCATGATACTTATTTTAAGAACACTAACGATGTTAACTCAGCCGATTTATTGTTAGGTGAATATGGTATCACCTTAAATGTTATTGACCATCCAACCGAAATATATGTTGGACCACATAAGATTTGTATGATGCCTTGGATATGTCCAGAGAATTATGAAGATTCTTTAAAGACATTAAAAGACACCGATGCAAAGTTTTGTATGGGTCATTTTGAAATTGCTGGTTTTGCCATGTATCGTGGTATGCCATCCGAAGGAGGGTTAGACCGTGGAATTTTTAGGAAGTTTAGTCACACTTTTAGTGGTCATTACCATCACAAATCTTCTAGTGATGATATCTACTATTTGGGAAATCCGTATGAACTTACTTGGCAAGATTATAATGACAGTCGGGGTTTTCACTTGTTTGATTTGGATACTCACCAACTTGAGTTCATAGAAAATCCAAACAAGATGTTTCATCGTATCATTTATGATGATAAAGAACAATCAATCAAAGAAATTGATGGCAAAGATTTAAAACCATATACAAATACCTATGTTAAAGTGGTTGTAATCAATAAAAACAACCCATATTTGTTTGACAAGTTCATGAATAACCTGTATAATGTAAACCCAGCAGACATTACAATTGCTGAAGATTTTACAGAATTGGAAGATGGTGATGAAGTGATTGATGAAGCTGAAGATACAATCACTATATTAAACAAGTATGTTGATGGCATTACGGAAGAAAGTATTGACAACGACAGGTTAAAAACCTTATTAAAAGAACTCTACGTAGAGGCACTGAATACTGAACAAGCATGATTTTATTCCAAAAAATTAAGTGGAAGAATTTTCTTTCCACTGGAGCCCATTTTACTGAGATTGATTTTACCAAGTCTAACAATACATTAATTATTGGCCACAATGGTGCAGGTAAATCCACAATACTTGATGCATTATGTTTTGGTTTATTTGGTAAACCTTTTCGTAAAATCAATAAGCCACAGTTACTAAATTCTGTCAACGGCAAAGAGGCTGTTGTTGAAGTGCATTTCAATATTGGCCAAAAGAAATATAAAATTATTCGTGGCATTAAACCAAATATATTTGAAATATACCTGAATGATGTATTGTTGAACCAAGATGCAGCTGCAAAAGACTATCAAGAGATACTAGAGAATAATATTCTCAAATTAAATTACAAGTCTTTTACGCAGGTTGTCATTCTTGGTTCAGCATCCTTTGTTCCGTTTATGCAACTGTCGGCATCAGACCGCAGAGCAATCATTGAGGACCTATTAGACATTCAAATCTTTTCCTCAATGAACAATGTGATTAAAGAAAAGAATGCTGCCATCAAAGAAGAATTAAATAAATCAAAGTATGCCATATCTCTTACAGAAGAAAAGATAACCTTACAGAAACAAAACATCGAAGAACACAAAAAGAATAACCATACGGAAATTAATCGTAAACTGGAAGAAATCGAAAAATCAAAAGAACAACATAACAAATTGCAAAATGATATTGTGTTGATTAACAAACACATTTCAGTATTGCAAAATAAAGTTGGTGATAAGAAAGTGAAACTTGACAAGAAAGCCAAGGGTCTATTTCAAATCAAAGGTAAGGTTCAGACTAATATTGACCGTAATCAAAAGGAGATTGACTTCTATGAAAACAACCACGATTGTCCAACATGTAAACAACCTATTACACCTGAGTGGAAAGGTTCTCAAGTACAAGAAAAGTCAGAGAAAATCACTACACAAAAAACTGGCCTATCTGAGATTGAACAGGAGTTAAACAAAGTAACTTCCGAAATAGAATCAATAACCGATATCATTTCACATATCAGTTCCCACAATGGTGAAATTATTAAACACACCTCTACTATGTCAGCAATAAACAGTTACATATCTAAATTGAATAATGAGATTGATGAGTTGACCAAGAAACAAACTGGTACAGAAGGTGGTGACCAAAAATTAATCGAATTGAATGTTGCATTGAATGATTATAAAAAAGGTTATGAATCTTGTTTAATAGAAAAACATTACCATGAATTTGCAGGCACTTTGTTGAAAGATGGTGGCATTAAGACACGGATCATCAAACAATACTTGCCAGTTATGAACAAGTTAATTAACAAGTACCTGAAAGCCATGGACTTTTTTGTTAACTTTAACATCAATGAAAACTTTGAAGAAACAATTAAGAGTAGACACCGTGATGATTTCTCTTATGCTAATTTTTCAGAAGGTGAAAAGATGCGTATTGATTTGGCATTATTATTTACTTGGCGACAAATTGCCAAACTAAAGAATAGTACCAATACAAATTTGTTGATACTTGATGAAGTGTTTGATTCCAGCCTCGACACCGTAGGCACTGAAGAATTTCTAAAGTTAATACAAGAAATGGGTGCAGATACAAACGTATTTGTTATCTCACATAAAGGCGACCAATTGTTCGATAAGTTCCGTTCGGTCATTAAATTTGAAAAGAAAAATAATTTTTCAAGGATTGCAAAATGAGTACAGAAGATATTGTCTTATACGACACAGTAGAAGCGGTTAAGATTAAACCAACAGCAACACAAGTTGAAACATTTGATTTGGTACCACCAGACCATCCAGCTCTGTACAAAGTTTTACCAGAGTTTGATTTTGAAAATGCACCAATCAATGCAAATAGTTTTGCATCAACATTGGTAGAAACTTGCAAGAAACAAAATGGTATTGGTTTATCTGCCAACCAATGTGGTTTCGAATACCGTGTTTTTGTTATGGGTGCCGGCGAAGAATATGTGGCATACTTTAATCCAAAAATACTTTCATCAAGTGGAGAAAAACACATGGAAGAAGGATGCCTTTCATTCCCTTTCCTAAATCTACACATCACTAGACCAGAAACCGTGGAAGTGGAGTACCAGGATTACAATGGTGAGAAACGTACCAAAACTTTTAATGGTATATCTGCAAGATGTTTTCTCCATGAGCTTGACCACATGAACGGGATAGTGTATACTAGCCGTGTAAAACCACTTGCATTACAATACGGTCTAAAAAGACTGGATAAAATTAGACGCAAGTATTTTAATCCTAAGAAAATGAATCAACTCGCACAAAGAACTTAATGGCCACACCTACAGATTATGTTGATGCTCAGTGGGAGAAATGGCAGGTACTAAATGAACCTGAACGTTTTGAACACATTGATACCGAGCAGCTGAAAGAAATACTGATTAAGGACCTTACGTATGCCTCACAGATGGATGTACGTGAATATACCTTATATCAAAAATGGTTAGAGGTACATGAGAAGTATCCTACCAGAAACATCGGCACCTTGTTTGGTGAAGATATACAATTGGTAGATGTTACACAAAAGAAACTGGTTGAAAAGGTTAAAAAGAACTTTTGGATGCCAGAAGGTCCAGATGATTATGATAAATTGAAACCAAAACTGGTACTATCGAATGGACCTTTGGCAGAAACTTGGAATACAGTACGCACATTTTCTTCTACGATGAAGAACAACTCTAACATTGGTCGTAATCTTTTTTACACCGTGGTTGATGAGAACACAGACAAATATCTTGGTGTTATGTGTATATCATCCGACTTCTTGGACTTGACTCCAAGAGACACCGCAATCGGTTGGCCTAGAGATGTTAAGACTCAACAAGGTATGATTAATCACACTGCCATCGGTTCTACAATTGTTCCGTTACAACCGCTTGGTTTCAATTACATGGGTGGCAAGCTGTTGGCATTGCTATGCCTTGCGGACACAGTACAAAAAGATTGGAAAAGACAATATGATGATGTTCTCGTTGGAGTCACTACTACTTCTCTTTATGGCAATACTAAGTCTGGTGGTTTATCTCAGTACGATGGTTTGGATCACTGGAACAAAATGGGTTTCTCCAGTGGGTCGGTTGCCTTTGAACCTTCCAGAAAAACCAGAGCGTTGATTTATAATTGGGTAAAAGAGAACTACACACGAAAATATTTTGAATGGTGGGAAGCCAAGAATCAAAAAGGTTTGCCACTTAAACGTGACCATAAAAATCGTACACTAAATTTTGCATATGGTAAGTTAGGTATTCCAAAAGAACTTATCCGTACCGAACATCAGAGGGGAATCTACTTCTCTCCTCTGTACAACAACACCAATGAATATCTTAGGAAAGAAATTGGTGATGAACAACTGGTCAAATCATTTGATACCAGTGAAGAAGCCTTGGTGCAAATTTGGAAAACCAAATATGCCAAAGGTCGTATATCAATGTTAAAGAAAAAGAATAATGTATCTTATGAATCATTGTTCTATGATGACTTGATATACCTGTCTTGGGAAGAAACCAAGACCAAATATTTGCCACAAGTTGGCAGATAAAAAAGTATACCACAAATATACTTGACACACACACTAAGTAGTAGTATAATGTAAATTCTTGCACACGCAAGTACTTTGTTTAACTTTGTCATTAGGAGATTTATCTTGACTAAACTATCCGCAAAAACCCGCATCCTCAACTTTTTGAGCAAGACTGAGGGTTATAACACCCTTTCTACAGCACAAGCTCGTGCTCGTTTCGGAATCCAAAACGTTTCCGCACGTATTGATGAATTGCGCCAAGAAGGCCATGTCATCTACACTAACACCAAATCCCGTGGTGATGGTAGTAAGGTTTCTGTTTACCGCATGGGCAAACCAACCAAGTCTATGGTTCGTACCGCTATCAATGCAGGTTACAGCTTCAACGCCTAATTAGGTGAATACGGGGAGACCACTTGATGTGGTACTCCCTTTTTTTTATTTTTGGAGAGTAAATGGAAATTTCAATTAAAAAAGAAGAATTAGCAAAGAAAAGTATTTTCGTTGCGACACCAATGTACGGCGGAATGAATCACGGACTCTATGCCAAAGCATGTCTCGATTTACAAGCCATCTGTATGCAGTATGGTGTCCAAGTGAAATTTTCATTTCTTTTCAATGAGTCTTTAATTACCCGTGCTAGAAATTATCTTGTTGATGAATTTCTGCATCGTTCTGATTGTACGCACATGTTGTTTATTGATGCTGACGTACACTTTAATCCACAAGATGTTATTGCTTTATTGGCACTAGATAAAGATGTTATTGGTGGTCCTTATCCTAAGAAGGCCATCAAATGGTCATCTGTTAAGAAAGCTTTGACTAAAAATCCAGCCATGGAAGCAAGTGACTTAGAAAAAGTTACTGGCGATTATGTTTTTAATCCCGTAAAAGGCACAGACAAATTTAGTGTTTCCGATCCATTAGAAGTTTTGGAAATTGGTACCGGTTTTATGATGGTTAAACGTGAAGTGTTTCCTAAATTTGCAGAAGCATTTCCACATTTGCGTTATAAACCAGACCATGTTGGCCAAGCCAATTTTGATGGATCACGATACATCCATGCATACTTTGATACATTGATTGATACTATAGATTCTCCAACTGGTGGTGGTTCAGACCGTTACTTGTCAGAAGACTACATGTTCTGTCAACTGTGGCGTAAAATTGGTGGTTCTATTTGGTTGTGTCCTTGGATGCGAGCAGACCACATTGGTACGTACCACTTTAAAGGTGATATGCCAGCTGTTGCGAATTACGTTGGGGAAATGTAATGATTGTTGGGTTACTTGGATTCATTGGTTCAGGTAAAGGTACTGCTGGCGACATACTTAAAGACCTTGGTTTTACTCCTGTGAGTTTTGCCAAAGGTGTTAAAGATGTTGCCGCAGAAATGTTTGGTTGGCCTCGGCATTTGCTAGAGGGTGACACTGAACAGTCTAGACAATGGCGTGAACAACCGGATAAATTTTGGACAACCGAATTTGGCCGTGAGTTTACACCAAGACTTGCATTACAGTTAATGGGTACAGAAGTTGGTCGTGATGTATTTCACCAAGACTTTTGGGTAATTAAACTCAAAAACTATATGCAGAAAAATCCAGACCAAAACTATGTAATAACTGATGTACGTTTTCAAAATGAAATTGATTTTGTACATAAACAAAAAGGTATCTTAATTGAGATACAACGTGGTGTAACACCACATTGGTATGAGATTGCTTCCAAAGCAAACCGTGGCGATTGGAAAGCGCAAGACTTTATGTTACAACAATCTGGTGTACATGAATCTGAGTGGCGTTGGATTGGTGGTTACATCGACCATAAAATTGACAATACCAAATCCTTAGAAGATTTGAAAGTTAATATGATTAAATGCTTGACAACCTCTTATGGACCAAGTATAATGAGTGAATTGAAACAAGGAGTATCGTAATGAAATTATCTAATGAGACCTTAACGGTTCTTAAAAACTTTGCCAACATTAATCCTGGCATTGAGTTTAAGACAGGTAAGAAATTGACAACTATTTCCGCAACAAAGACTGTACTGGCCAAGGCCGGAGTTAAAGATGAATTCCCACAAGATTTCTGTATCTATGATTTGAACCAGTTTTTATCTGTACAATCATTATACAAAGATGGTGAAATTGACTTTGATGACAAACATGTTATCTTCAAAGTTGGTCGTAAGAAACTAAACTATCGCAAGACTGCCAAGAGTATGATTGTAACTCCGCCAGATAAAGAATTGACGTTGCCTTCTGTTGATGTGTCCTTTACATTGAAAGAAGAAGAACTTGCTTCTATTCTAAAGACCGCAAGCATCCTACAATCACCTAACATTGCTATCATGTCTGATGGTGAAAAGATTTCTATCACAACCTGTGATGCAAAAGACAACTCTGCACATACCGACTCAACAGAAATTGCTGATGGTAATGGTAAGAAGTTTAAGGCTTTGTTTTTGACAGAGAACTTTAAAATGATTTCTGGTTCTTATGAGGTACAAATCTCATCTAAAGGTTTGTCATACTTTAAAAATACTAAAGAAGATATGGAATACTGGATTGCTATTGAAGCAAAAGAGTCTGACCTATCGTTTGGAGAATAATATGATTTGGGTTACAGACGCAGCCAACGGCAACAAAGTTTCAATTAATGAAAATTATATCGTAGCGGTATATACTATGATTGATGGTGAACTAAAAGGTAAAACAGGAATCAAACTCACAAACAGTGATATCATTGTTGAAGAAAGTGATTACGATGTTATTGCACTGATTGGATCCAATTAATGACTAAAGTAAATACATTGTTTGGTTCTTTTGACGAAGACCAACTTAAAAAACTCAAAGGTTATATTGATGAAGTGGTACTGCATATGCAGAGAAACCAATCCAATAATGAGGCAATTAAAGATATTGTGGATATTACCAATGATGAATTGAAAATCCCTAAGAAGATTGTCAAACGTATGGCAAAAACACAATTCAAAAATTCATTCCAAACTGAAGTGGCAGAATCAAAAGAGTTTGAAGCTTTATTTGAAAGCATGAACGAGGTGAAATAATGGGTGAAATTAAAACATGGACTGATAAGACTGAATACATTGCTGTATTGAATAAAGAAATTAGTGTATTGAAATCCAGATTCGATCCAAACCAAGAAGGCACCGGACATTATAATACAGCAATAAGTGTTTTACAAAGTCGTGTTGAAGAACTTAAAAAAGATTTAAGTTGGCCTTTCCCACATGCAACAGACTGAAATTCAATTTTTCTTTCCGTTGATGGAGCAAACCAAACTAGATTTGGATTTTACTCCGTGTGAACAATGGATTGCAGAATGGCGAAATAGACAATGGAGTCCTGTCACACTTGATGGCAGTTACTTGATTACTAGTGGTGGTACAGGTGTCACCAGTTGGATAGGTGCTACCAGTTCGTGGCAAACCGAGTTTGTTATAAGACCTAGTGAAAAGAATGTTGGTAAGTGGGAAATCACAGACTCTATGTTTGTGTATAGACCCACTAAACCAAATGCCGTCATCAGATTTATGGCCAAGTATCTTCTTGGCTTTAAATGGCATGACGAATAAATTGGAGATATTCTCCAATACGAGAACTTTAGACCGTTCTTGTTTTTTTTAATCGTAACAAAAGGAGATAAAATGTTACACGCTATCACAAAGGTGGTGGATTCACATCCAAAATTAACACCAAAAAAAATAAATCATTTCAAATCTAAATTAGGAAAACCATTGGATTCTTATCCAAATTACCTTCCTTTTTATGAAGATTTGTTGATTAACAAATCACTAAAGCCTGGAAATTCATATATCGTACTAATCAAAGTAAAACATCTTTTTGCTGATGACAAATACAATAGAATTGATGAATTGAATTTGACTAAGGTTATGGAAAATCTTGAATCACTTAAAGGATTTTCATATAGCGCAGCAAATACTCTAGTTGCTTATTTGAGACCTGATGGTAAATTAGTTTTAACGCAAGGTAACCATCGTGCAGCAAAATGTTACCTCACTCAAGGTCCTGATGCCTATGTTGTAGTTAATGTTTTTGTACACGCTTCAATAACAATTGAAGAATGTATTGAAATTGAATCAATAAACTTCACAACCGACAACAATTTGCGTTGGAATATGGTTCAAAAGCATAAGTTTAAAGGCAACTTTCACGCAAAACAAACTAAAGCTGTTGAACTATATAATTTTGTAAAACCTTTTGGTGTTTCTATTGCAGGAACAAATGAAGGTGATTATGTGGCCACACACACTTTTGAATCCTATGGCAACTTAGAAGAAGCTATAGGACTTGATGATACAAAAACTAAAGAATATGTAACTAAAGCTTTAATTTCCTTGACAACACATTTGAAAAAGGAAAAAGATATTAAGGGATTTTTGTTTGTTGGTTTAGTCTTATTTCAAAAAGTTTTCAACACTCGTTTGGATAAAATTCAAAAAAACAACGCTTCAATTTGTTCGTTCAATGATTTTATTAAATATATATTTGAAGAACGTAAAATGTTTAATGGATCTGGACCATCGACTACACAATCCGATATTGTCGAAGATTCTGGTGGAATTAAGGTTCGTGAATTTTTTGCTTCCAGATTCGTAGTTCTTTTCAATGAGTATTGTTTCAGTAGAAACATTGATTTTAAACGTGGTGGTTTAAAAGGAAATTGTGCTATTCCAGAAACTTGTGATGAGTGGAAAACATTAGTTGAAAATTTATCAGCAGTTAAAATGAGACTATTATCAGCTGAACGTTTCTAATTGACTTGACATGGCCTTCGGGCCATGTTATAATTTTATTTTATATTATGGAGTATTTGAATGTCACACATTTTATGGGTCGAGAAGTATCGTCCTAAGACCATCGAAGATTGTATTCTTCCTGATGGCATCAAGGCCACATTTCAGGAGTATGTAAACCGCAAAGAGATTCCCAATCTCTTGTTGGCTGGTTCTGCTGGTGTTGGTAAAACCACAATTGCAAAGGCTCTCTGTGAAGAAGTCGGTTGTGATTACATTATGATTAACGGTTCAGATGAATCAGGTATTGATGTTCTACGGAACAAAATCAAGAACTACGCATCATCTATGTCCTTGTCAGGCGGCCGCAAGGTTGTTATCATTGACGAAGCAGACTATCTAAATCCAAATTCAACTCAACCTGCGTTGCGTGGTGCTATCGAGGAGTTCTCATCCAACTGTTCGTTCATCTTCACATGTAACTTTAAGAACAGAATCATTGACCCGATTCATTCACGTTGTACCGTTATTGACTTTAAAATCAATGGCAGTAAACAGAAGATGGCTGCAGGATTCTTTAAACGTGTTGAATGGATTTTAGAACAAGAAGGTGTTACATACGATAAGCAAGTGGTTGCTGCCGTTATCACCAAACATTTTCCCGATAATCGCCGTGTTCTGAACGAACTACAACGTTATAGTGTTAGTGGCACAATCGACAAAGGCATCTTGGCCTCGGTTTCTGATGTACAGATGAGTGAACTGGTGTCTTCTATTATGAACAAGGACTTCACTTCTTGTCGAAAATGGACTACAAACAACCTCGACAACGATATCACCAGAATCTTTAGAAACATCTATGATTCATTGTATGAGAAGTTGAAACCCAACTCTGTACCACAAATGGTACTAATTTTGGCTAAGTATCAATATCAGTCAGCCTTTGTTGCAGACCATGAAATCAATTTGATTGCCTGCCTTACAGAACTAATGGTTGAATGTGAATTCAAATGAGTCCGTTCGACTATGCCGATTACATCCTGAGAAAGAAGGTGCCGGATGGTGAATTGGACTACAAAGATTATGCACCTTTCCTAATCAATAGGTCTCTCTCCAACCACTTAGATTGTGTCTTGTATGTCAATGACATGAACTTGTGGCCAGGTATTGACAAAGACATGCAATACCAGTATCTTCTAAATAGTATCAGGCCTATGAAACGTAAATTCGTTCCGTGGCAGAAGGCCGATTCTGATAAGGATATTGAGTGTGTGAAGACCTATTTTGGTTACTCTAATGCCAAGGCCAAAGAGGCCCTACGTATTCTTACTGATGAACAAATCGCTGATATAAAAACAAAAATAGATACAGGCGGAGTGAAGAATAATGATAGACATTAAAGATTTAGTTGAAGTGACATTGGATGACAAAGATGATTTTTTAAAGGTACGTGAGACACTGACCCGTATTGGTGTCGCCTCCAAGAAAGACCAAACATTATACCAATCTTGCCACATACTCCACAAACGTGGTCAATACTACGTGGTACATTTTAAAGAACTATTCGCCTTAGATGGCAAAACAACAGACATTACCGAAAACGACCTATCACGCAGGAATGCTATTGCAAACCTATTGGAAGATTGGGGCTTGGTAAAGTTAGTGAATAAAAAACAAACCGAGGTGCCACCACCTATTTTCCTGTCACAGATTAAAATATTGTCACACAAGGAAAAGAACGATTGGCAACTTACACCAAAGTATAATATTGGTAAGAAACCAAATGGTGGTTGACAACTAGTATAAATACTGATATAATAGTCCCATCGGGATGGGAAAAGTCAAAGGTGGAACCTGGTCCTACCGAGACTTAATACTCCAGGAAAAAGGTGCTCCACCTACCTTAGGAGCGTTAGTAAAACGGGCAGACGTAACTGCCGCTGGATAACGTAACCAGTACTTTAACCGATACGCCTTCGGGGTATCAATTTTTAATCTCGCTTTTAGGAGAAACTTATGACTAATCTTAAAGATTATTTCGGTGTCGATTTCGGCAAAATTCAACCATTCACCGTGGGATTTGATGACACAATGTCAATCATGCGTGAAGCTGCAGCGGCTGCATCTAAAGCCGTATCTTATCCTCCATACAACATCAAACAAGTATCTGCAAACAAGTACGTCATTGAAATGGCTGTTGCTGGTTTTGCTAAGTCTGATATTGAGATGACTTTGGAAGGAAACAAACTTGTAATTAAAGCTGCATCTAAAGACGCAGAGGAAGAAGAATATTTGTACAAAGGCATTGCCAACCGTGCATTTGAACGTACCTTCACTCTCGCAGACAAAGTTGAAATCAAAGATGCAGAGTTGATGAATGGTATGTTGAAAATTTGGCTAGAAAACATGGTCAAAGCACAAGATGCTATTAAGAAAATTTCAATCAAGGCCAAAGAATGAAAAGATTTCTACAAAGCATACTTGAAGCCATACAGGCCATCAAGAAACACAGGTCAGACGATACCTTAAAAGGTAGATAACCATAAGGGGTCTTGACAGACCCCTTTTTTTATGTTATAATATATACATTATGAAAACTGAAAAACAATACATCAAAAAAGTTCGTGTTAAAACCACGTTGGAGAATTACTACGTTTGTTCACCAGAGACTAAAGAGATTGATGGTGTTCAATTTGTTTACGTAATTAAGAACATTGGTATTAGGGAAACACCTAAATTAATGCGGAAAGAATCATTAGAATATATCAGATAAGGGCTGATAGCTTAATGGTAAAGCAGTGAACTCATAATTCATTGAGTCTAGGTTCAATTCCTAGTCAGCCCACCAATTTTAAAAAAACATGAAAACAAAATTTCGTAATGCATATATGAAAGTTGCCGAGACATTTGCAGAATTGTCCTCGGCTCGTAGACTTCATGTTGGTGCTATTGTAGTAAAGGACGACCGCATCATAAGTATTGGTTATAATGGTATGCCTTCTGGTTGGGATAACAACTGTGAAGATAAAATCTATTGTGATGATGGTGATTGTTTAGAACAACAGTTACCAAAAGAATCAGATACATGGAAAAAATATAAACTTAAAACCAAACCAGAGGTGCTTCATGCGGAAACAAATGCAATCGCTAAGTTGGCAAAGTCTACCGAATCTGGTATGGGTGCTACTATGTTTATCACCCACGCTCCATGTTTGGACTGTGCCAAACTTATCTACCAAAGTGGTATTAGCAGTGTTCTATATCGGAACTCTTATCGGAGTGATGATGGTATCGAATTCCTACAAAAAGCATCAGTCTGGGTAGAAAAAATCTAATTCTCCTAAATAACTTAGGGTAATTATGCCCTTAGGAGACCAGGATGATTATTCGTGTGGTTAACTGTCCAGACAAAGATTTTAAGCCCTTTGTTGAAAGAGCAGCCCAATTCTTCGCTAAAGAATTGATACCAAATACACGAATAAGAAATAATTGTATAACAGAAATTAAATTTTGTACCAAAATAACTGAATATGGTTTTGCTAGTATTGAAGATTATAATACAAAAAAACTACCTAGACAATTCCTAATAGAAATTAATCCAAATATTGGATCCAGAAGAATACTGGAAACCTTGGCGCATGAAATGGTTCATGTGAAACAATATATTGATGGTGAAACAAATGATGAGTTGACCAGATGGCGAGGTAAAAAGGTTGATCCAGATAAGATTGATTATTGGATTCAGCCATGGGAGATAGATGCTTACGGCCGTGAACCTGGACTTATTACAAAGTTTGCTGTATCAGAAAATCTATGGGAAACACTTGATGATTTTGTTGATCCATCTGGTCCAATAATTTACAATCCAATCGCATGGAAAAAATAAAATATGTCGCATCCAACCCAACAAGAGTTTGTAAAAAAGTTATCATCGGATTTTCCACAAAACTTCAATAACATAAAGATGTTAGAAGTTGGTAGTTTAAATATCAACGGTACCATGAAGATACATTTTAATGAATGTGAATATGTTGGTGTTGATGTTGATGCAGGAAAAGATGTTGACTTAGTTTGTGAAGGCCAGCTTGTCGACCATGCAGATGGCACATATGACACCACAGGTTCTTGTAATTGTTTCGAACACAATCCACATTGGATAGAAACATTTCAAAACATGTATCGTATGACCAAAAAAGATGGATTAGTTTTTATCGTAGTACCAACAACAGGTTATCCTGAACATGGTACATCTAATAAAGCACCAAATGATAGTCCTTTAACCATTGCAAAAGGTTGGGAACATTACAGTAATCTTACAGAAGAAGATTTTCGTAAAAACTTTGATATGGATAGTATGTTTCATACTTACAAGTTTGAAACAAATAAGACTCCCGAATTATTTTTTTACGGATTTAAAAAATAATTTTAAAAACCGCTTGCCAAGACATAAAAGTTCCTATATAATAACACTATGACAAATTTTAAACACATATCCTTTACGTTACATCCAGAGTATCGCACAATTAATTGTGGTGATAGCTCATGGGCGCCGACTGGGTTTTGTGTAAAGAGAGAGAACTAATACATAAGTTCTAAAAAAGACTCCAAACACAAGACCCTAGACCTAAAAAATCTAGGGTTTTTTGTTTGTTGTTTCAATACAACACAGTGGTTGCCAGGTCATCGAATCTGGTATACAATACACACTGTTCTTTAAAAATTTGTCGTAGTTTATTGGGGTATAGCATAGTGGTAGTGCTGCGGACTTTGAATCCGTAGGTCCTTGTTCGATTCAAGGTACCCCAGCCATATAAAAACACATTACCCCTGACAGCGGCGTACCCGTGGAGTCAATGGGAGTCTTGCAAGCTAGTGTGTTTCTATATGGAAGATGATGCAGCGGGGTTGGTCCTGCGACTGGCCTTGAAAACCAGGTTCTCAGAAATGGGATGGGGTTCGACTCCTCCGTCTTCCGCCAAACATAGAAGGTTGCCCGAGCGGTTAAGGGAGCAGTTTGCTAAACTGTCGTTGCGAAAGCGGCGCATCGGTTCGAATCCGATACCTTCTGCCAAAACATGCCAGCGAGACTGGGTAGTCAGAGAGGTTTTATAAACCTTTTAGCGCCAGATTAGCGTTCTTGATAGGGTTCGAATCCCTACGCTGGTACCAAATGAAAGATGATTATGTGGAAAATTAAAATTGAAAATGGAATGATATTAAATGCAAGTCCAACATTGGAAGATGCAATGAACTTTGCAAAAGGTTACGGCAAGTTTGTAACCATCACCAATGATGAAATGGAATTTGTAGGTAAATTCGGTGTTGATACTATCAAGGACGGAAAGTGTCCTGATGGAGTTGATTACACTTGGATGAAACGAAGAAACATGTAGGTGTGACCCGAAAGGCTAGGGAGCAGATTGCAAATCTGTTACATGCAGGTTCGATTCCTGTCACCTACTCCAAACATGTTGTAGAAATACAACACAGTGGTTGACAATGATTCATGGTTGTGTTATACTTCATCTATGAATTGAGAAATCAATCAAACGTTCTTTAAAAATTTGTTGTAGTTAATGCTCCGTTCGTCTATCGGTTAGGACGCTGCCCTTTCAAGGCGGAAAGACCAGTTCGATTCTGGTACGGAGTACCATTTGTTTTGTTGATGTAAGCGCTTGAGTAAACGTCAACTCTAACTAACTATGTATATAAACGGTAATGCTGCAGCTAAGTCCGTTGAGCATAGCAAATAGTGCGTCAGCAAAACAAATGGTAGTTATGGGGGTATAACTTAGTGGTAAAGTAGTAGGCTTTTAACCTATTAACCAGAGTTCGATTCTCTGTACCCCTACCAAAAAATTTGGAGACACGGCAAAGTGGGAGAGTTGCGGCAGACTGTAAATCTGTTCCTTCGGGTGAGTAGGTTCGAATCTTACTGTCTCCACCAAATCCCGTTACTATTTTCGTTAAAATAGCGTTTGATTAGCGATAGAGATCCGGTGGCAGAAAACCGTAAGCGTGAGGATGGAAACTACCCTTAACAGGCTCTGATAGGCAGATTTCTAACTGCACACAGACTTTGAATAAATTGAATATAGTGTGAATCACTCAATTGGGGACTGGCGTGGAAACCGGTAGCCCCATACTAATTTGGTCTGTTCGTATAATGGTCATTACTGCGGATTGTCTATCCGCTTACAGGGGTTCGATTCCCCTACAGACCGCCAAATGTTGTTGTTAAGGAAATGAAAATGAATATAAACGATATGGTTGGAAAAGTGTTCACATCGGTGACACAAGATGGTCGTGAAATGGTGTTTGCTAATGATACTGAAAGATTTAAATTTTTGCATTGGCAAGATTGTTGCGAATCGGTTTACATTGAAAGTATTGTAGGCGAGTTATCAGATTTAGAAGGTGAACCACTTTTGATTGCTGAAGAAGTATCAGGTGAAATACCAGAACCTGAAGAAGGTGAATACATTGAATCTCGCTCATGGACATTTTACAAATTTGCTACACGCAAAGGTTATGTTGATGTTCGTTGGTTAGGAGAATCAAACGGTTATTATTCTGAGTCGGTAGATTTAGAATACGAGTTAGTATAAGAATATTCCAGTGTAGCACAGCGGTAGTGCAGTTGACTGTTAATCAATTGGTCG